TCCAGGTACAAGCATCCTCGGTAACTCTGATTCAGCACCTCCAGTAGCTGAGAAGACCATCACCGTTGATGACCTCTTAATCAGTTCTGCATTCGTGTATGAATTAGATGAGACACTTGCACACTATGAATTACGTGGAGAAATATCTAAGAAGATTGGATATGCTCTTGCTCAGAAGTACGATAGATTTATCTTCCGTGCTCTAACAAGAGGTGCTCGTAAAGCACACCCAATCTCTAAGGCTAACTACGTAGAACCAGGTGGAACTCAGATCCAAGTCGGTGCTGGTTCAAATGCTGATGATGCACTTAATGCTACTCACCTAGTGACAGCATTCTATGATGCAGCAGCAGCTTTAGATGAGAAAGGTGTTTCTCAAGATGGTAGAGTCGGGGTTCTTAACCCAAGACAATACTACTCGCTAATCCAACAGGTTGGTGAGAACGGTCTTGTAAACAGAGACGAACAAGGTACATCCCGTCAGAAGGGTAATGGCATTGTTGAGATCGCTGGTATCAAGATTTACAAATCAATGAACATACCATTCTTCAGTAAGTATGGTACTAAGTTTGCACCGTCTTCAGGTGCTTCTGCTGCAACTGACCTAGATACAGTTGATCCAGGTAACACTGGCTCATTCGTAGCTGAGTCTATCGAAGCAGGAACTGCTGCTACATCTAACAACTATGGTGTACGCAACAACTATGGAGCTGCAAACGCTTTCGCTAACTCTTGCGGACTTATCTTCCAGAAGGAAGGCGCAGGTGTAGTTGAAGCAATCGGACCTCAAGTTCAAGTTACTTCAGGTGATGTATCCGTGGTCTACCAGGGAGATGTCATTTTAGGTAGGTTGGCAATGGGAGCCGACTATCTGAATCCAGCTGCTTGTGTTGAACTCTTCGCAGGAGTTTCTACTAAGCCAGCCGCATTCTAAACTTTTATAAAGGGGATTCTTCGGAGTCCTCTTTTTTTTTATATATAAATATTATGCCTTTTCCAACCACTAACGCTACTCAAGAATTACCAGCTATAAATCAAATATTGTCGTCATGTGGTCAGGCTCCTGTAACCACTCTCGATCAAACCAACCCGGACGTTGCGATTGCATACGATACATTGTTACAGGTATCAAGAGAGGTACAAGCAGAGGGATGGACTTTTAATAGAGAATATCACTATGTTTTTACACCTGATGCTACCAATAAAGAAATAGCTATACCAAATAATATAATACAATTAAAATTAACAGAGAACGCAGCTAATATAGATTTCGATGGTATAAGAAGAAGTGGTAAATTATATGATAGACAACATCATAGATATGATTGGCCAGATCATGCAACAGTAGAGTGTGATATAGTATGGGAATTTGACTGGGTAGATATACCTGAACCTATACAGAATTTCATTACTGCTAGAGCAGCTACTATAACATCTAGTAGAATTGTAGGAGATCAAACTCAATACCAAATGTTACAACAACAAGAAGCATTTGCTAGATCTACTGCATTAGAATATGAAACACAACAAGGTCAGTATACTTTCTTTGGACACCCACAAGGACAGACTAACTTCTATAATAGTTACCAACCCTACAAAGCACTAACACGATAATGACAGCCGTATCACAACGAGTAGATAATTATCTTGGTGGAGTATCTAGACAATCTGATGATAAGAAACGTCCTGGTCAAGTACGAGAATGCCTTAATGGGTATCCTGATCCTACCTTTGGATTAGTTAAAAGACCTGGTTTAAAATGGATTTCTAATTTAGGTACTGGTACTACATATGATTCCTCTAAATGGTTTTACATTTCTAGGGATGCAGATAATAAATATATAGGATGTATCACACCAGCAGGTGGTAGCACTGGAACCATAGCAATGTGGAATGCTACTACAGGTGCTGCTTGTAGTATTACATATGGTAGTGGAGCTCAAGCTTACTTAACAGGAGCAAGAGATAACTATCATGTATTAAATTTAACAGATACATCAATAATAACAAACAATTTAATAACAGCAGCAGTTCAAGCTGCCCCATCATTTACAGCTAAGAAACAAGCAACATTAGTATTAAGAGGTACTTCTATTAGTGTTGGTTATATAGTAAAAGTTAATAGTAGTACTGCTACAGTATCTTCAGATAGTGATGATACTTATTCTGATGTATTAACTAAGATAAAGACAGCAGTAGATGCTTTGGGTATATCTGGTTTAACAACAACTAAATATAAAAATACATTACATCTATCTAGTTCAACAGCATTCACTGTAACTGCTGAAGGTGGTAATGATAGTGATTCAATTAGAGTATTTCAAGATCAAGTAGATAGCTTAGCTGATTTACCACATGAATCTTTTAATGGACATATAGTACAAATACAGAATACATCCTTAGATAGTGATACCAATTGGCGTAAGTTTATAGCTGATGATGGTACATCTGGAGTAGGATATTGGTCTGAAACTATAGCACCAAATGTATCAGTAGGTCTTACAGATACAACTGTACCACATGAACTAGTTAAAACAGGTTCTAATGCTTTCCAGTTTAGGAAGATTACTTGGACTAATAGGTTAGTAGGAGATGATACTACAAACCCTCAACCTAGTTTTGTTGGTAATAAGATACAAGAAACTTTCTATCATAATAGACGATTAGGATTCTTATCTGAAGATAATGTTTTCTTAAGTCAAGCTGGTGAAAAGTTTAATGCATTCCATGATTCAGCTTTACAAGTATCTGATTCTGATCCTATTGATTTAAAAGCAGCTACTATTAGACCAGCATTTTTAACTAGTATTGTACCTACCACACAGGGTCTTGTACTATTCAGTAAGAATCAGCAGTTCTTGATGGCTTCTGAGAATATGGTATTAACACCTAGTACAACTACCATATCACCTATCTCTAATTTTGAAGTAGATACTAAAGTAGATCCAGTTCATACTGGTACACACATTAACTTCTTAAGTAAGACACCTAGTTATACTAGAATCTTTGCTATGGTAACTCGTGGTCAAGATGAAAACCCCCAAGTATTAGACGTTGGGAGAGTAGTAAACGAATGGGTTCCTGCTTCAATAGATACATTAATATCTAGTCCTGAGAATGATTTCATAGCGATGTCAGATCAGAGCTCACGTTATATATACTTCTTCAGAACTTATAGTGATGGAGAGAAGAACTTAATGGAAGCTTGGTTTAATTGGCAAGTCTGTGGTACTGTTCAGTCCATAGTTGTTGATGAAGATGATATGTTAATTGTTACTAAACAAGGTAGTCAATTTACATTCAGTAAAGCAAGCTTAAGTCAAAGTCCTGATGATGCTATTATTGTTAGTAATAAAGGACAGAAGATTAATCCATGTATAGATTTATATGCGGCAGCTAATAGCTCACCATATCAAAGTGTAGAGACTATAGAAATAACAGCTGGAGGTAGTGGTTACTCATCAGCACCTACAGTTACGATTACTGGTGCTACAGGTGCTAATGCAGGTACACCAGGTTCAAGTGCTACAGCCACTGCTACGGTCTCTGGAGGGGCTGTAACAGCCATTACCCTTACCAATGGTGGTAGCGGGTATTCCAACGGTGCTACAGTGGCATTCTCAGGTGGAGGAGGTTCTTCTGCTGCAGCCACAGCTAATGTATTTGATGGTACTAAATGTTACCTTAAATATAACGATGATACAACCTTAACACCAGTACTTATTATTAAAGGTTCTGCTACTACAGGTCAGTTAGTTGAATCAGGTTTTACTATTAGTCCTGATAGAGCTTCTGATGGTGTTGGTACATACTTTAAAGTACCTAGAAAAGATTTAACTTCTGTAGCTAGTGATATTATTATAGGATTTAAATATGACTATGATATTACTTTACCTAAAACTTACTTTAGATTAGATGATTCTAAAACTCAAACAGACTTTACAGCTAGATTAACAGTAGCTAGAATGAAATTTGCTGTTGGGTTATCTGGAGTTCTAGGTTTTAAACTTAAGTCTACTGGTACTAGACAAGGTAAAAAGACATACATTGGAGATGATTCTACAACAGACTTCTCTTGGATTGAAGATGATATAGCTTATGTAGATAGAGATCAAATAAAACTAAAGATTAATAACTTTGAAAGTACTGCGTTCACTTTCGTTAACGACACAACAATAAGACTTAATTCTATTCCTAGTACAACCGTTTCAGCAGATGGTAATACTTCAACCTTCTCTTGGTCATTTGATAGGAATAACTTAAGCTTAATTAAAGTTAAGAAAGCAGGAGTACTTCAAACAGAAGGAACACACTTCCAATTTACAGGTACTAAATCAATTGTCTTTGTAGATTCTAATGGTACGCCAGAGAATCCAACTAATAGTACACAGATAACGATATATAGTGCAGATGATATTCTTATATATTTAGATGAGTGGTACGATTTAAACCCAACTCCAATAGCTGATACCTACTTAGCAAATGATGTCGCCCTATCAGAGCAATCAGTATTCAGTTTACCTATTCATCAGAAAACAGATAACTTTGAATTAAGAATATTTAATGACTCACCTTTCCCAGTAGCATTAAACTCAATGATGTGGGAAGGAAATTACTCACCGAGATTTTATAGGAGAACTTAAATTATGTATCAAATGATGAATGAGTTTGGTACGCCATTCAATGAAGCTGAAGAATGTATGCGCCCTAAAGGTGTAGGTAATAGACAAATAGATAAAGAATTAGCAGAATCTGGCATGGAGTGTCAGTTGTTTGCAGCCATAGGAGCTATAGCAGGTGGCCTGATAGGATCAGCAACAGTAGCAGGTATTGGAAGTACTTTTGCTGCTAGCAGTTTATTCACTGCTGCTGCCGGGCTTGGAGCTCTAGGTGGTATGTCTTTAGGTGGCCAGATTGATGCTGGTAATATGTCTGCAAATGCTGCTAGACGTCAAGCTGAACTATCCAATGAAGCTAGCGAAAGGTCTTATTACTATAATACTGCTGCTTGGAATATGAAGAAGAATCAGCTTAGATCTGATCGAGACTTCGCTATACAAGAATTAGAAGCTAGAGCAAGGAATGAAGGAAGAGTAGCTGACTACCAAGATATAATGGCAGCTCAGAGATATAATTACGATCTACAAATACGTGATCGTGAGCAATCATCTCTTGATGCACAGTATGTAAGGTCAGATC